TCTTGAAGATATGGATGATCAACTTCCAGGTGTATAAATAAACTGCTATCGCCTAGTCGCTTTGGGCTAGGCGTAGCTGAAAGGTATTTATGAAATATGTAGATATGATGCGTAAAAATATAGAGTCTTGTCCAATCACGTGTAGTGAGTGTGGCGAAAAAGAGGAGATGAATCCAGGAGATGCACACTATCAATTAATATTTGAAGGTAGAGTGTTATGTTCAGGATGCTTAGATATTGAAAACAAGGAGTTATTTTATGGCAAAGAAGAAACCTAAATGGTGGGATGAACACCAAGAGTTCTTAAAAAAGTTTACAGATTGTGAGACTATAACAGGAGCTGATAATGTATCGAGTAGTAATAAAAAAAAAGTTCAAAGAAAAACCAATAAACCTATCAAGAGCAGTGAAGCTAATGTATAGGCAGCCCTTTACTGGTTCTATCAAGAGTGAGCATATAGCTTGGTGGAAACAGTATTGGATAAAATCTATTAACTTAGAAATCTTGCAACCACGAGTAGGATGGATTACACTTGTGAAGATATATAGAGAGGGTAAACCATCTATAAGAGTAATAACAGTACCAACCAGCTCTGACCAGCGAGAGCTGTTTGTTATGAAACAACTACATGGAGGTAGTAATGCGTAAAAAAAATAAAACAGATCATTCTTATGTCATAGCTAAGAATATTGCTAAGACATTGATACTTCATAGAGTCTGGAAAGGTTATACACAGCAGAACATTGGTGATGCTGTTGGACTTACTTTTCAACAGATACAGAAGTATGAGAAGATGATTAACAGAATATCAGCAGAAACTTTGATTGATATATGTAAGCAAAGAGACTGGGATATTACATTGTTTACAACTAATAATCCTGCAGCAATACTAAGTGAATGGATATTAGAAGTAAATCTAGATGATCCAGAAAGTGTATATCATTTGAGACTGGATCAAATCAAAAAGTCATGGGCTAAGTTAGACAGAGTGGGTAAAACTAATTACTACTTTGTAAACAATCCTATGGCAAAGAAACTAGTCCAAATATCAAACGATCTTGAAGATCAAGGTATTGATCCAAGAGATACAATATTACCAATAGTGAAAGGAGAGTAATGAATGGACTTATTAATTTGGCTCGCTTTTTGGCCTTTAGTGTTGCTGGTATAGCAGTAAGAAAAGGTTGGAATTGGCTCACTTCCGATGTTGATCCAATTCCTGGAACAAAAGAATTTGATGATGAATATCGTCAAGTTAAAGCAAAGTACGTACGTTTAACCAAAAAAAAGGAGGACTATGATGATGCGTCTAAAAAAATTAGGTGACGTTGTTTTATCAACAGCAACGTATCCTATTAGATTCTGTATTGGTGCTTACAAAGCTATCAACAAGCACATACCTGAGTCTATTGAGTTACCAATCGAAATCAAAGTAAAGGAGGATAAAGATGGAAACACAAGAAACCAAGCTGTCTCTACAAGAGAGGGTTAGTAAGAAGATGCCATTAGCAAAGTGGATACATGAGTTATATTATCAGAATGCTGCTTTGTTTATGTCAGATCCAAGATACAAATCATTACCACAGTATCTTCAAACATCTGGTATCTCATCTTCGTTTATTGCTTTGAAAGAAGCACTAGACAAGAACAGAGAATCTAGATCAACAGAAGAAACTGCTGAGAAGATGATTGAAGTATCTAACAAAAAATCTACTAAGAAAAAAGTAGCTTAACATGATATGGCAAATGCCCGGTCACTATCGACTGGGCATTGTGCCTAACAGAAAGGTAATTATGGATAATATGAAACTACATGAAGCTCAAGATGAACACAACAGAAAAGTTGTTGATATTATACAAAGCATTGGTTCTCACATGAGACAGACTGATGAGATTGTTGAGAAACATAGAAAGATTATGCTTTTTATGCTTGGTATACATTTTGTTACAATACTTATAGTCCTTTTTGAGGTTGTAAGATGAAACAAAAAGAACAAGTTGAGCTGCTAGATAAAGCTACTGACAAAGCTATCAAACAAGTTGAGAAAGAACGTAAAGGTAAAAGACGTAACTTTATCAATGAGTGGTTTAGATATGTTGAGCTTGTATCTAACTTTATTAAAAAACAATTAAACTAGGAGTAATATGTGGATAGATAAACTAGCTGTATACAAATATGATAGACCATACAGCGAAACTAAAAAACAGAAACCATTAAGAATGCAAAATCATTTGATAAATGATGAGATGATGAAAATTTCAAAATTGTCATCATTACTTGAATCATTACAGGAGGCATGGGGATGCACTTATAATGATGTTCAAATCCAGGTAAGATTTGTACCAGAAGGTACTGATAGGGATGAACAATGAGTGATGGTTTATTCGATTTAAGACATGCTATACAAACTTTTCTTGAGGATAAACTTCAAGGTGAAGTGCATGGAGCAGGTATAACAATGGATGGCCCAGTATTCAGACAAGCTGATATTGAGGTTAGCATTGGTGATGATAAATATCAAATAACAATAGAGGAGCTATAATGTATAATGTAATACTTTGGAAAGACAATGGTAATGAAGATATACATGTCTTTGAAAAGAAACCAACATTTGATCAATTGTATGGTTTGATTGGTAATGGATGTTCTTTGATACAGATAGTATCTGGATATAATCCTGATATATCCAACAGAACATTTGATATGTATTGTGATGAAGAAAGTAAATTCAATACAGAATGCTATCCAAACAAACGTGCAACAAATGCTTGGTATGAATGGCAAAAACGTACCAAAAGACAATGTTTGCCAGGTGATTATATTTCTGGTAATGTCTGCATAGTTAGAAAAGTAAATGTAAAACTAAAGGATGCAGCATGAAGGATAAACCAGAAGAAACTAAAGTAAAAAATCCAGAGCCTCGTAGTTTAAGCGAGGTTCTGAAAGATTGTCATGATCTTGTTGATGAGCTAAGATCTAAACTAAAAGAAAAATGTAATCAAGTATTGGATCTGCGTAAGCAACTAGATTATGCACAAGAACAAACTCAATTAGCTGAGTTAAAATATGATAAGCTAAAAGATGCTATTGGAGATGAGTTCAATAGTAGACTTAACAAATCAAAACAGGAAGGTATGTAATGACAGTACAAGATGAAGCTGTTCAAGAAGTTCAGTCAAGAAACAAAGCAAAAGCTCATGAGATTGAAAAAGTACAAAATGAAATGAATGATGCTATGGAAGCGTTGACTATTTTAGATGGTGCTATAAAATCTACATATTTAAAAGATAAACATTCAATGATATTACAAGATTGGTGTAAAGAATACCAAGAAGATATTAATAGATGTAAAATGTTTATACAGGAGGCTAAATGAGTAGAGAAGATCAATTGAGAGCTTTGGTTGCTACTAAGCAATTAGAGATTGATAAACTAAAAAGAGTAATAAAGGAGTTTGAAAATGATAACGCCAGACAGCGAAGTACTTCGGATAGAAAAAAGAATACGAGGACTAAACAGAGTGACGTCAGCGATAAATGATTTGTCTATCTATGGTATATTTTATGGTAACTATCCACAGTTAGTTAGTGTATTAGAACATGCTAAAGATCATGTTAAAGAAGAACTAAAGTTATCTAAAGAAAGATTAGAAACTTTGTATTATCCTAAAGAAGATCAAGGTGCTGAAGCAGTAATACAAGAGTATATTAAAAAAGGTATTTAAATATTCCAGACGTGGGATAGGTAAGTTAGTGACCTGTATGCGATTAGATACTAGTCCTCATTGCAGCTAAACAACTACATTTGCCCACCAGGGAGACTTGGTGGGTTTCTAAATAGTACTTGACTAAGATTGTATCGTTAAGGAGGTCGTCAGGCTAAGTTTTGTTCCAGGATACAATATGAGAAAATAAGCTATTTGGATAACTGTATAGCTTCTACAGTATAATATTATGTGTGCTGTCTGAGGTGGGCAGACGTTCATCCCACCATTAAATTTCTGTAATTTTACGAATTACATTTCTAGAATGTAAAGAATATTTAAGTTAACATAATACGCCAAATTGATGGAGTACTCAGTGTTATTAAATAGAGATACTAAATGTGGGTTAGTTAACCAATGCTTAAATATTCGCCCTAAATTTCTGTAATTTTTACAATCCAAGATTTAGGTATCATAGTACGATCACCAAAGGTTATTGTACCATCATCTTCTTTATCATAACTAGCAAATAATTTTATTGATTTACGATCTTTAGAGAAGATCCAACCTTCGTTTACTGGTGTAGCCAGTTTCATATTTTTAAATTCTTTTTCTGATGCCCAACCTGAATCACTAACACAGTCTACCCATTCAACACGTACTTTGGTATAAGGTATGTCGTTAGAGTCTTTATCTTTAATAGACTTCTTTTTTTTAGTGTAACTTCTTTTTGTCATGAGCTAACCAAATAATAGATTCTATTTCTTCAATTGAAGGGTATTGAGAGATCTTTTCTTCGTTGATGACAAGATCAAGGTAGGTATGATATATCATAGCTAAAGCCATAGCATCAGCTGCTCTAACTGTAAGGTGAGGATGTTGTTCTTTTATAAAGTCACCAATAACATCTGGTTTAACAGTATTAATAAATGACTCAGAATAGTTTTTTCTTTTCTTAGGAAATTTGTAAATTTTGCTCATAATAAACGTACCTCTAGCGAGGATAACTATAATATTTATTTGGGTTGCAGTAGGAAATCAATATTTTTCTTAATTTTAGGTACAAGTTTGTTATATACTTTGATCCATAGCATAGAATCATCATAAAAAAAGGCTCCACCCCACATATTCTTATAATGACTATAAAATTCACTACATATTGGTAGTGGATCTATGTCTATTTTTTCCCAAAATTGACGTTCAGACATCATACAATTGTGTAATTGATGATGATGTTTGACACATAATGGTATTGTAAATTGGTCTCCAACTTTCTGACCAATGCCTCTTTTCATAGCATATTGAATATGATGAGCATTACAACCATACTGTTGGCAAATAATACAAGGATTAGATGCTACCCACTTTAGATACTTTTTGTCTTTTATTCTTAGTTCCTTGTCCTCTGATAGTGTTATGCACTTTCGTGTAGCCATAATAAATTGATAATCTTGCTAGTCCTTCATGAGTTCTATTTGATGCTTTACGTTCTGTCAATCCAAGAATTTTTGCTATTTCAATTATTCCATAGTTGAACCAACAGAATAACTTCATACACTCAGCAAGTTGTGGACCAATTTCATCATCGCAGTCTTTAACAGAAAGAGCTGCACCTAATGATGATGTGATAAAATCTGTACTAGATCCGTCAACACGTTCTTTCATGACGTTACCAGTACCTCCACCCATAAGTTCACATGCTAGTCTATATCTAGATCCAGCTTCATATTCTTCAATAGATATGAGCTTACGATGAAACATATACATAAGACGTGATTCTCTTATGTTTAACCAAACTTTTTTCTTATCTCTAATTGTAGAAATAAGTTCTGGCTTTTCAATCTGACGCATAGTTATTTTTATAATCTTCTGTGTATTTATCAACAAAAGATTTGAAGTTGTCGTTTTTATTATAAAACTTACTGAGTCGATAGACTCTATTTTTAGAACATCTATGATGTCGAGCAATAAGGCTTTTACTCCCATACACTTGTGTAGGGTGTAAAAACCAACACAACAAGATTGATAGATTATATATCTTATAATCTAATTCAGTTCTTGGTGTCTTTTTACCTTTTAATACATCTATTGATATGTTAAAGGTCAAAGCTAAATACTTTTGTATATTATAAACCATAAGGAGATGATTATGAAAATTAAGTATCGACATTCTGCCTCCAAAACTAATACGTTTATTGACAGTCCAGCTTTCTGGATTATCAATGAATTATATGATTTTGATTCTGGGCCGAATGCAAGAATGGTAATGGGATTAGCAGCTGAGGATGCAGCTAATCATGCGTTACAAAACCAAATCACTGATGAAAATACTATCACAGAATTTGCTCAAAAGAAATACCTTGAGCATTCTCGTGATGAAGTAGATGATTTGTTACCAACTGAACATAGTGATGATGAGTACGATTGGTCTGCTATTATTGCAAATAAGTTTGTAAAAGAACTACCACAGTTTGGTGATGTAGTATCTTGGCAAAATGAACTTCAAGTACCTGGTAAAAAATGGGGTCTTGAGCATGATATTATTTGCAAAACTGACTTTGAGTTCAAAGATGTAATAGTTGATACAAAGGCTACTGCATATATTAAAAGACTAAAGTCAGGTAAGGTTGATGCGAGATGGTATCCAAAACCTGCAGATATAAGACAACAATGTTTATATCGTGAAGTTTTTGGTAAAGAAACTATGTTATTGTACTGTTCACCAACAGATCAGTATTGTGTAGATATGGTAGGTCGTGATGAACTAAAACCTATGATCAATGCTATGAAACATATTGAACACATACTTAAGATAGCTCCAACAAAAGAGGACATTGTCCGAATGTTCCCTTTGACATTGGACAATTTCAGATGGAAAGGATCCAAAGGATCTGTGGATTTCGCTGAAAAAGTATGGTCAGAATGTTTACAATAGTGTATAAATACTTATGCAAAAACTAGGTAAAATAATAAATCAGATAAATAGGAGAAATATGGAAGCAGAAACATTTGAATGTTCGTTCAAAAGAGCATTTGAGAAAGATAATGGTGGCGTTACAGTATACGTTACCAAAGATGATGGTACTGATATGACTGTCTATGGTGAAGCTCTTGGAGCAAGTCGTTGGCAAAAAGGTGCTAGATTGAAAATCGAAGCATTGCCTGTAAGAACTAGTAAGACAGGTAAACAGTATCAAACAGCAAACTCTATTGAGTTATTGGATGGTGAGGTAGCAGTGCCTAATGGTGCTGCAACATCAGTTCCAACAAAAGATCCTAATGCTCAATGGAAAGAAAAATACAGATTAACAATGAGTAATCTTTTGGCTGCAGCTATTCAATCAGGAAACAAAGTAAACTTTGATGAGATTGATGGTTATGTGCGTAAGATCTTACAAGCCAAGATGGATGTAACAGATCTGCCAGATGAAGCTCCATTTTAACCGAACACGTCATCTCCCTTAAGTTAGTTACGTGTATAGGGGTGAAGCTAAGATCCAGGCTTTGCCCCTACTAAATATTATGAAAAATGAAAGACAGTTATTATTTATTCAAACTCGAAATCGAGTTGATGGGTATTGATACATATGGTAGAGATTACTTGGTAAGAGATTTGTATAATAAATATTTGAAGGAGAATCAAAGTGATTACAGAAAAAAGATTGGAAGATTCGTTGAAGTATCTTTCAGAAACAGACGAAGAAAATGCTAAAGCAAATGCTCAAGTTAAATATTTGGATAGGCTTCTTAAGAGAAAGAAAGCTCTCCATATCACTGGTAATACTGCTGATAAAAGCATATCTGCCAAAGAACAAACATACTATGCAAGCGAAACTTATAAGAATGCTGTGGATGAACTATTTGAAGCTGAGGTTACAGCGAGTACGCTTGAGAACAAAAGAGATAAAGAAGGACTTATTATCGACTTATTCAGAACACTAGAAGCTAGTAGACGTAAGAATAACATATGATTTATAAATTTCGTATATGGGTTTACAAACCTGTTACTACTGAAATATTTGTTGATGCTAAGTCAGATGATCATGCTAAAGATATAGTTAATAAATTAGATTCAAGTACATTTAATTGGCAAGACTGTCCTATTACTCCAGATAGAGTAACTTATGAGGTTATTGAATCTGATGAGAAGTCCTGAACAAAGAATGTTTCTTAATGTAATTACTCAAGCTGTACATGATGCAGCATACAAAGGTGTAGATAGATACTATCAATATCATAGAGATCAAGCTGTGTCCTGGCTAACTGGTAATTCTAGAGACTTCAGAATTATATGTAGACTAGCAGATTTAGATCCAGATTATACTCATGTTAAAATGATCAAAGCTATGAAACATGATATAAAACAATTGAGAAGAAACTATTACAAAAAACAAAAACCAGATCGAGAGTATCGACCTGGTCGTTATAGATTAAAATTTTAATGACTCACAAGGATATATTTAAAGATATGACTTATAATACACTTAATAAACAAGTTGATGGTAATCACTATAAAGATATGAAGGTTGAGCCTGCATACTTTATTAATGAAAACAATCTACCTTATGCTGAAGGTAATGCTATAAAATATATTTGTAGACATAAAAAAAAAGGCAAACGTAAAGATATTGAGAAAGCTATTCATTATCTTGAGATGATAATAGAGAGAGATTACGATTGATCTAGTATTAATTTTTTAATACTTTTTTCTCCCATATATATTTCTACTTCTGCCTTAGAGATTATACATCTATATTCTACGTTATCTCCAACATTTCTATTTGCTATACGTTTACCACGTAAGCATTCAGACATAGAAGGTTGTATTCTATGTTCTTTTATTTCATGATCTACAATCATTAATAATGCAATTACAGTCTCTAACATTAATTGTTTCCGTTTAATTTTTTTTGTAACATATCAACTTGTTCTTTAAGATGATCTATGTTTACTTTGTTATATCTACTATTTTCTATTTCTTTTTCTATAGATTCAATTTGACTAGCCAAGTGTTCAATGAGCATATACATTTCTAAGTTCTTGGGTTCTTGTTCTGCTTTTTTGAGTAGGTCAGCTTGAAATAAAGTATCAGCTGTTTCTAGTCTGTTAATTCTTTCAACAATACCGAAGTATGCCCATACGCCTAATGCAACTCCTGCAATTATTGCTATAAGGTTTCTTATTGGTAGTGCTACGTTAGTGTTTTCGTTTATTTTCATGAAATATAGGTAATGATTTGCCTGACATATAAAAACATTTTAGACAATATTTTACTCTATCAAACATAACATATCTGTTTGTTATTTTATTTTTACACATGCTGCATTTAGAGTGTTTAGGTTTACCTATGTAAGCTGTCATTTTTTTCTCATAATATCAGCACCTTTAAGACCATATATTGCAGACACTACTCCAATGAATATTGCCTGATACCAATATGGTAAGTTCTTAAAGTATTCAAAAAACAAATCTAGTTTATTACGAATGTCAGGATCGTCAGAAAAGACAGACCAACCCAATAAAAGAATAGGCAAAGATACGAGAATAAGGACAAATTCGTCTTTCCAACCATTATCATTGCTCTCAATAACTTTCGCTTTATATTCAAGTTCGCCTTTCGCCATACGTTCAGCATGTACTCGCTGAGCATCTGACATCAACTGTTTAGTTTTTTGTTTGTTCTGATATATATGAGATGCTGTTTTTACACCCAAAGATAGTAAATTCAACCACATATTATTTTAAACCTTTCTATAAAGCTGTAGCTTTTGTTGGCAAACCTTCCCATGCACGATACATGCCTTCTACAAGAAGTTCATCGTCATAGGGCTGCTGACCATTTTCCATTTGTATAATAGATTTTACAAGTGGTAGATAATGTTCCATACTATTATCTAGTCGATCCATAGGTTTGATGTTCATTCTTTTGCAAACAAAATCTATGTAAGCTGATGTATCATTCTCTGATGGAGGGGCCCATCTTGAGATGATTTCTTCAACTGTAGCTTTATGGTGTTTAAATCTGTAAGTAAGCAATATTCTATGTAAAGCACGTATGCCCATAACTGCTTCATCAAATATACAGAATGTTGGATCAGTTTGTTCTGCTGCCAAACCATCCCAATCTGTACCTAATTTTATATTTCCTGGATTTTTATTTCTTATTCCTCTAGGTAATTTTTCCAATCCATCTGCCATTTTTATTTAACCTCATTGGTATTAGTTTTGGCAAACCATCTATTATCATACCTGTTCCAATTATTGGTCTAGCTCTTTGAGTTTTATTATATCTAAAAGCTAGAGAGTCTTTGTCTATTAAACATCCAACTTGTAAACCAAAGTACAATCCTAATGAATTGCCATAATATTTTATAGAGTAGCTACTATGATAGTGTCCTTGAACGCAGCTCATTCCCATAGATTGTGCTAGTTTTAACACATCAGCTACTTTGCCATGACAGAAGTAAACTGGCCCATTTGGCGTATCTAACGTCAAATCGTCATGCCACTTCCATCCTTTTCCAACTTTCAGAAAGTCATTGTATTTTTTAAGATATGCTTTTGGTATTCCATATTTTAAAGCACGTCTAAAAACTAGACTTCCATGATTAGAATCTAATAGATCCATTGTTGGAAACAACTTCTCTAATTCTTTAATAATAGGTAATGATATTTTAAGTTCATCACCTGCACTTGGTAAGTCAGGATCTGAATCATGAAATGATAAAGCATGTTTATCTACTTCATCACCTATATGTACTATTTTTGTAGGCTTATATAATTTTTTTATAGCCTTCAAAAAAGGGAATAAATCTTTGTGATGATAAGGGATATGAGTATCACTTATAATCAATATTGATTTATGCATATGCAACTTATACTATAGAGGACTATAGTTTTAAATTATTAAGTACAACTTTATGCAGGTGTTTTTGGTTTAGGTTTAGGTATTATAATTTCAATAGGTCTACACTCAAACTTAACAACTATTTTGTTTTCTTCAATATAGTTTCTATCAAATTCTTCTACTTCTTGTAATGCTCTAAATGTTTTTTGAGCAAAAGCATAACCTGCATGAGTACAATCATAATGATTGCTAAACTCATAACCTGATAAAGTACTAGATGGACATTGACCATTGGTCATGCTGCACATCCATAATACTAATAAATATTTTGTCATAGAACCTTGTTTAAAAGTACAAATAATTCACCAAGAACTGCAATACCTACTGCTCCCAAAACCCATAAAATTCTATCTATATCTTTCTTAATGTGAGCTAAGTGATTGTTTTCTAAAGTGTCTAGTTTTTGATGAATTAAATTTATTTCACCATGTACTCTTAAGAGTTCTTCTTTATTTTCAGTATGTCTACTCATTAGAATAATGTCTCGTAAGGATTTCTTACAAGCCCTTTCGTTTTGTATTGTGTGTATCTAGGCCCTTTATAACGTGGGTGTCCTAGTTGACCAAGTACAAAGTCTACTGCTGTATCAGATGCTTCATCTAATGACAGACCATCACTTTGTAGTTTTTCAGCAATATCTCTTGATGCTGATTGTAGCCATATAGGTAAAAATCTCATACCAACATGACCACCTATTTTAAGACCCTTTTCAATTGCTTCATCATCTTTCTTAGTAATATTTGGACTCCACTTAGTAGTTAAGTATTGTTTGTTAGTTAATACTTCTATAGTAGTTCTTGGCAAAGATCCAATCTTTTTAAGACCAGTTGATTGTGGATCAGTAATCCAATGAAAAGGTTCCATCAATTGTTTAGAAAATGTAAGTACTTGTCCATCTCCTAAATCAATTCTTGTTGGATCTGTATTGTCTAGTATAGAATGACCACTAAATATATAGTTTAGTGCAGATCCTGCTACTGCATATGTAAGTGCAGCTCTTGCAAAATAGTATTGATATAATCTACGTAATGCTGGATCAGACTCAAAGTTAGGTAATGACTTAGCAATAATCCTGATATTTGATAATGTCCAGTCAGGAGCAAAGAGTAATAACTGCATATATCCTCTAGATC